GAAGACATGGGTCGTAAGTATTGGAAGAAGCGTTCATACATTTTCCAAGGCTTTGTGCGTGAGAATCCCTTAAACGATGACAAGACACCAGCCAACCCAATCCGTAGATTTATTATTGGTCCTCAGATCTTTACCATCATCAAAGGTGCTTTGATGGATCCAGAATTGGAAGAATTGCCAACAGACCTGTTACGTGGCCTGGACTTCCGTATCACCAAAGGTTCCAAAGGTGGATTTGCTGACTACAACAGCAGCAAGTGGAGCAGGAAAGAAAGTGCTTTGACTGAAGCAGAGCAAGCGGCCATCACCGAGCATGGCTTGTATGATCTTGGATCATTCTTGCCCAAGAAGCCAACTGATGTTGATCTCAAGATTATCAAAGAAATGTTTGAAGCTAGTGTTGATGGTCAGAGTTATGACACCGAGCGTTGGGGCAATTACTTCAGACCAGCAGGTGTATCAGCTCCAGCAGGTGCCGCGCCAGCAGTGGAAACTGATGAAGATGTGCCGGCACCGGCGGCCAAACCAGCACCGGTCGTGATCAGTGAGTTTGATGACGAAGAACCAGCAGTGGCCACAGCACCAGTTGCGGCAAAAGCATCTACAGATAAGGCGCAAGATATTTTGGCCATGATCCGTAGCCGTCAAAAAGCGTAATTAATGGTTATTTTGTGTTACCATAATGGTGCATTAGGGCATGCTACAGCAGCTTTAATTGAATGTTGTACCAATGAAGGGGGGAAAGATTTCCCCCCTTTGTATCACGGCAAAAATTTACACCACTATTTACCTGATGAAAACTTGTTTAATATCAGACACCCAGAATGTGATATAGCCCAAGAAAAAACTTTGGGCAATACTGTTGCCAGTTCCACCTCAAAAAGTATATTTGGAAGACTTTTAATTTTGTTGATGGGATTAACAAAATGGGTCAATGACGAACCAACTTTTGGTTGTCCGGTTGTGTACAAACAAACCGGCGAAACCTATGGAGAACAACTGGAAATATTATCAATAACAATTATGGATAAAATCAAAAATGACAATGATTGGTTGGTTGACGCCGATTGTGTACTAGATATAGTTAATTATTGGAACAACATACCAGACATAGTTAATTGGCTTAAAAATTGTGGATTTACTCCGGTAACCGACCGCATAGTTTATTTTTGTAACCAAATTGCAAAGTCAAACCAAATGTATTATAACAGGATCAGCAAGTGTAATAACATAGTAAATGACATTATAACCACAGACAACGACTATCAAATTGATTTGTCTTTTTATGAGGTTGCAATGTGTCACGCAATGCTGTTAGATTATTACAATAGATCGCATGTTGAATTAAAGTTGCTAATATCCCATCCTACTCGTATACAATCTCTCAGAGAAATTTTTCATGGCTAAACGATATCACGACTGGTATAAATTACAAAAAGATTATCAGGGATGGCAAAATATTAATCCGGACATGGTTGTTACAGAAATACTACAACCGTTAAATTTAAAAATCAATTTTGACTATTGTCATTACGGATTAAAAGATATGCTCAATACATATCAGTGTGTAAATAACGAAAATCCAGATTTTTATATAATAACCGATATTGAGTTAAGCAAAAAACCGCTGTCAGAATTATTTTCCTTATATCGTGATTGCTATAATAAAAGTTGTGTTGGAATATACATAGCTGCACTAAGTTATTATCTTGAGTCTGATATAGTCGTGCCACCGATTAACGATGCATATAGTAAAACTATCAGTGAAGTCTTTAAAAAAAATCTAGACTTTGCGACTCGGATAGAAGAATATAGTACTGTAATAGACTATCCAATAGCAGTTGCTAACTCCAATGGATCAATGAAAGAAGGGGCAAATTATATTTTTGTTCACCCAAATATCAAGTATTTTTTATGGAAATAAAAAAATGAAACCAAATCGTACAGTCAGATACAAGATGTGGAAACAAAGTCTTTATAAATGGGACTCGTGGATTCAAAATCGCCATAGGCAAAAAAAACATTGTGATCCATGGTCTAAATTTATAATTAAAGATTGTATAGGAACAACAGTGGTGTTTAATAGTGGTGGTATGTTTCTTAAAGATTTTATGCCAGACATACATGTTATTGAGTTTGCTCAATGTCCGGTTAATGTTGCCGGAATGAGCACTCTTGCAAACTCAACGGTCAATTTTGGAACCAAATTTGATAACTTAGTAATGATTAATCCACTTTCGTTAAAATACAATTCCAGTATATTAGATTTTTTAATCAATCCAGGAATATGTAGAGCCGGCAATAAACCAAATCTTTTAAATTGGCTTAAAGAACCAGGTAAAATTTATTTAAGTTTTTCAGACTGGCACATGTATTATGATAGATTACAGTTTTCTGTACATGACATGGTAGCAACTCAGATTAAAGAATTAAAGCAATACGGAATTAGTTGTGAACATCTGGAAATAACAAATGTGAATTCAGATGTTGAAAATGGAAACATAAAACTAGTTTTATTTGTTAAAACCAGTTACAATAGAAATAACTAACCAAAGGAAGGCAATTATGGGTAAGCCATTTGACGTATCAAAATTCCGCAAGGAAATCACTAAGAGCATTGATGGCCTTAGTATTGGATTCAATGATCCTACAGATTGGATCTCAACAGGTAACTTCGCACTAAACTATCTTATCTCAGGCGACTTTAACAAAGGCATTCCCTTGGGTAAAGTTACAGTATTTGCTGGTGAATCTGGTGCTGGCAAGAGCTATATCTGTAGCGGCAACATAGTCAAAAACGCACAAGACCAAGGCATTTTTGTGATCCTGGTTGATACGGAAAATGCCCTGGACGAAGATTGGCTCAAGCGATTGCACGTGGACACCAGTGAAGAGAAACTGCTCAAGTTGAACATGAGCATGATTGACGATGTGGCCAAGGCCATCTCTACATTCATGGCAGACTACAAGGCCCTGCCAGATGGCGAGCGCATGAAAGTGTTATGGGTGATTGACAGCTTAGGCATGATGCTGACACCCACAGATGTAAATCAGTTTGATGCAGGTGAAATGAAAGGTGACTTGGGTCGTAAACCCAAGGCATTGACAGCCTTGGTGCGTAACTGTGTCAACATGTTTGGCAGTTACAATGTAGGCTTGGTGTGTACCAATCACACATACGCCAGCCAAGACATGTTTGATCCAGATGACAAGATCTCAGGTGGTCAAGGCTTTATCTATGCGTCAAGTATTGTTGTTGCAATGAAGAAAATGAAACTTAAAGAAGATGAAGATGGTAACAAGATTAGCGAAGTCATGGGTATCCGTGCTGGCTGTAAAGTAATGAAAACACGTTATGCCAAGCCGTTTGAAGGCATCCAGGTCAAGATTCCTTATGAAACAGGAATGAATCCTTATTCGGGCTTGACTGATTTGGCTGAGAAAAAGGGCCTGTTAAAGAAAGATGGCAATAGACTGATGTTTGTAACTAGCGATGGTGAAATCATCAAACAGTTCCGCAAGGCCTGGGAATCAAACGAAGCTGGCTGTCTTGACAAAGTCATGGAAGACTTTGCAAATCAAAAAGAAACGGTAAGTACAGAAGAAACTGCAACGGAGGAATAACAATGAGTATTGAATTAAGCCGAGAAATTTGGAGTGAATTAAAACGCTACATCAACTCAGTTGATCGTGACGAAGCTGCTGAAACATTGGTCGCTGTATTAATCGACAACGATGGTGCCGCGGATGAAATCAAATCGGTCTTCAAGACTGATCCCGACATTAAACGTGCCTTGGCTAGTTATCTCAGAGATCATGTTGCTGATGAGGAAGATGATGACGAGGATCTGCACGATGATGACGAGGATCCCTACAGCGATCAGTACTAATGACTGATAAGTATTTTCCAATAAAAACTCAGACTGCCTGCCAACTCAAATGGGCCTGGAGCACATTGTATCTCAATAGTGGAAAAACTGCATCGTGTCATCGAACTGGGTTCTCTGAGCTAACTCCTGAAAATTTTTATAATTTTCATAATACTCCACTGAAACAACAAGATCGTGCCCAGATGTTAAAAGGAGAATGGCCTGAAAACGATTGTTCTTATTGTAAAAATATTGAAGAAGCAGGAGGTATTAGTGATCGTGTGCGTATGTCAGCTATTCCTGGATTGAGTCCTGCGGAATTAGAAATTGATCCTGTTGCACTTGTAGTTGATCCAACCTTGGTTGAAGTATACTTTAATAACACTTGCAATCTTGGCTGTTTGTATTGCAATGACAAGTTGAGTTCTGTAATTGAACAGGAAAATTTAAAACATGGCCCATTTAATAATTTTGGAGTTAATCTGGTTTCAGAATTCCAAAGTCAATATAAAAATTTAGTACCGTATTTTTGGCAGTGGTTTGAAAAAAACTTTCATAAAGTAAAACGACTACATGTGTTAGGTGGTGAGCCGTTATATCAACAAGAATTTAAAAAATTGATAGACATGATTGAGCAATATCCAAATGCCGATTGTGAATTAAATATCATAACAAATCTCATGGTTGACCAAACAAAACTGCAACAGTATGTAGAAAAATTACAGAATTTATTGATTGCTCATAAACTCAAACGAATTGATATTACATGTAGTATAGATTGTTGGGGACAAGAACAAGAGTATGTTAGATGGGGGTTGGATTTACAACAGTGGAATGACAATTTTGAATTCTTACTAAAGAAAAAATGGCTAACAATAAACATTAATCAAACAATCATGTGTCTAACTATTAAAACTATGCCAGAATTACTAAAACGACTTGCAAGATGGCGAGAGCAACGCAAGATAGGACATTTTTTTTCAGCAGCTGATCCTGCCCCTGACTATTTTAAAACAAACGTGCTCGATGGCGATATATTTGCCACTGATATCAAAAATATAATGTCATTGATGCCAGACAACACAGAACAGAATCGTTTGGCAAAAGAATACATGCAAGGTATATTAATGCCAATACGTAATAGTAAATCAAATCAAAATGAGATGCGTAATTTAAAAATATTCTTAAATGAAAAAGATCGCAGGCGAAACACCAATTGGATGGAAACATTTCCGTGGCTAGTAAAGGAATTAGAACATGTGGTATAGTCGAGTTGTTTCTGATCTTGGTGCAATTCCTGATTTCATAAGCTATTATGAACAGGAGTTACTATCAGCCAAAAAGGAATGCCATGTGGGTGGTTTAGTTGAAAAAAACATAACCAATCTACCTGGCATCACTGAACACAGATTCAATCAACTGCAAGAGATTGAAGCAGTACTCAATTATCTCAACATACAGTTGAGAAAGATCCGTCGCAAGCACTTCCAAAAATATCTGGAAGGATATGCCAGAGCGTTGACCAGCCGAGATGCTGAAAAGTATGTGGATGGCGAAGACGAAGTGATCGATTTTGAAACACTAATCAACGAGGTAGCTTTATTACGCAATAAATTTTTAGGCATAATTAAAGCATTCGAGAGTAAGAATTTTATGCTCGGGCATGTGGTACGCCTTAGAGCAGCCGGAATGGAGGATATACAAGTATGACATTTTCAAGCGCACAACAGAGTCACC